AGGCTTTTAGTCAAGGCAGGTTACACAGATTTCCAGGCAGATACAGTAAACTTAGAGCCTACATATTGCCGATGTGGTAATACGATCATGAAAGGCTCACCATGCCATATATGCGAGAAGCTCGATAATGCCAATCTATGAGTTTGAGTGCATTAATGAAGCTTGCGAAAGCAACCTTAGATATGAGAAGGAAGCCAAGATAAACGAGGCTCACTTATTCGATTGCCCTATTTGTGGCTCAGAGATGAAAAAGGTGTATAGCAATGTCGGAGTCGTATTCAAAGGATCAGGCTGGTATTCAACCGACAACAGGTAAGCTCTACTGTTGGTCATGCATGAAGCCCATAGGGGCTAATCAAGTGGGAGATAGATACATATTGGCTGCTTGCTGTGCCAATGAAAGTTATCCACATTTGGAAAGTAGTTATCCACAGGCTTTGCAAATGGAGATGCCATGAAAACGACACGCCGTCTGAGCGGGGCTTTTACAAATGGATTGGACAGCCATGATATGCTCTCTTGCAAGAGCCCTTCAGGGGCTCACCGCAAGCGCCTTATGGCGCGAGCTTGCGGGGTTGCAATCGCATTGGTGGGAGCTATGTCTTTCGGAGCTTCTCCTGCAGAGAGTGGCTCAAGACTTACAATAGATCCAAAGACTTATATACGATTTACATATAATGATAAGCAAGCAATATGTCTTATAAAGCTATATGGAAAAGAATCAGCATTTAATAGCAAAGCAATAGGAAACCTAGACTCACCTACTAAGAGCTATGTCTATGGGATACCACAGTTAAAGAATCCAATCATCAAAGACTTATCTCCAATAGAGCAGCTAAACTATGGGTTCAAATATATCTCTCATCGCTATAATGGAGAGCCTTGCCGTGCCTGGAAGCATTGGCAGAAAAGGGGATGGCATTGAGTAGCTTAAAGAGTAATGGCTCTACCTCTCAATGGAGAAGGATTAGGCAGACTGTAATCAATCGAGATGGATGCTGCCAGATGTGTGGCTCTGAGGATAAGCTAACAGTAGATCACATTGTGCCAAGAGTGTTGGGTGGGGATGATAACCTTTCTAACTTGCAAGTATTATGCGGTTCATGCAACTCACGCAAGGGGGGTAGGTTTTTTGAGAGCGCTAAAACACCCCCGACCCTTCATGGTTCTATTTACCCCGAAAACGCCTCAACAAGTCATTATCGGCTCGAATCGGGTGAGAACCTAGCATGACGGCTGAAAACGGCTCAAACGGGCTCCTACGGGCTGAGGAAGGGGTAGTAGAACCGCGTAAAGGCTCTCAGTTCCCTAGAATCCGTTCCAAACCCCTGGATTTACCCACCAGAGGCGATGAGATGATTCAATTCTGCAAAGACATCGGGTTCCCTTTGCTACCCTGGCAGGAAGACTTGGCCAGAGATTGCCTTCGCTATAAGCCAGACGGCAGATGGGCTCACCCTTTAATCGGCATCATGCTCCCGCGCCAGCAGGGTAAGTCGACCTTCATGGCGCTTAGAATCCTGTTCGGTATCTACCGCCTGGATGAGAAGATGCACCTAGCAACCGCTCACAAGCTAACTACATCGAGTGAAATCTTTTATAAGGTCAGCCAGATGATAGATAACTCAGAGCTACTTATGGATAACTTTGCCAAGAAGTACGAATCCAAAGGATCGCAGGAGATTCGATTCAAGAATGGGGCTCGATACCTTATCCGTGCTGGCAATAGTGCCGCTCGAGGCATTGCAGCGCCAGACGTAATTCATATTGACGAGCTTCGAGAGTTCGACACGGAAGATGTTTGGTCATCCATGCGCTTTACCCAGATGAGTAATCCCAATCCTCAAAGTTATGTCTACTCAAACGCTGGTCATGCCAATTCTGTGCTCCTGCTCAAGTTCAGAGAGCGTGGCCTTGCCGCATCGGAAGGTGCTGACGATTCGATTGGCTGGTTCGAGTGGTCTGCCGAGCCTGGGGCTGAGATTACAGACAAGAACGCCTGGTACCAGAGCAATCCCAGTTTAGGCTGGACGGTTCATGAGGATAACATTAAAGATTCGCTATCAGATCGCGAGGACATATTTAGAACCGAAGTCCTGTGCCAATTCGTGTCGATGATTAACCCAGTTATCTCAGAAGCTGAGTGGAAGAAATGCAAGGCTGACGTGCCACCGCTCAATGACGAGGTAGATACCTGGATGGCTATTGACCTTTCACCAGATCGTAAGCACGGCTCATTGGTAGCTGGTCAAAGACTTGATGGCGATAAGTTCATGGTCACTTTGCTTCACACTTGGTTCAACCCTGTAAACCTAGACGATAAAGAGATGGCAAACGATATAGCCTTCTGGGTTCGTAAGTTCCCAGTCAATCAGGTGGCTTTCTCAAAGAGCACCGCCGGCGCGGTTGCGGCTAGACTCGCGCCAGCTGGTATCCCGATGTACGAAATTGGCGGTCAGGATTATCAGCAAGCATGCGATGAGTTCGTATCTGCCGTTTCCTCAATGCGCCTTCAACATTCAGATCAAGAAGAACTAACCAAGCAAGTCCTAAGTGCCGTTAAACTTACTCGAGGCGATGGCGGTTGGGTCATGGGGCGTAAGGCTTCAGGTATTGTGTGCGGTGCCGTAGCCGCTGCAATGGTTACACACTTTGCGACACGCGCTGAATCAGAAGTAGACATTCAGATAGGATAATGTCTAAATGTTGGACAGTTAGTGTATAATATGTCCAATGGGAATTCGGGATATTTTCGGGCAAGCCAAACCAGTAGCTGAGCTAACTGTAGATGCGGCTTCTGCTCCTGCGCCATTTAACAACATGGGCGCTTACAATCAATTTCTAGTTACTCAATCAGTAGCTTCCCGCGCAACCGCGATGGCCGTTCCAACAATCGCCCGCGCTCGCAATATCATCTGCTCAACACTTGCTGGCCTACCACTTGAGATTTACTCAAAGATGGATGGCTCACATGTTGCAACACCAGATGTTATTAATCGCCCAGACCCACGCGTTCCAGGTTCAGCTATCTATGCATGGATCGCAGAAGACTTACTATTTCACGGCGTAGCTTATGGCCAGGTGCTAGAGCAATACGGCGACACAGGAAGAGTTCGTTCATGGACTCGCGTTGATCCAGAGCGCGTATTCCGTCAGCTCAATAGTAACCAAACAGAAATTATCGGATACCAGGTAGATGGCGCTAACGTGCCAAACCAGGGAGTCGGTTCCCTAGTCGTATTCTACGGAATGGACGAAGGAATTCTTAACCGTGCAGGTCGCACAATCAGAGCGGCTCATGCTTTAGAGCAAGCTGCAGAAACTTTCGCTAAAGAGCCAGTACCACTACAAGTTCTCAAGTCAAACGGCACCAACCTTCCTGCAGAGCGTATCTCGAAGCTTTTGGAATCATGGCGTACCGCTCGACTCACTAAATCAACCGCTTTCCTAAATGCAGATGTTGAATTGCAAGCGTTGGGTATCGATCCAGCTAAGCTACAACTCAATGAGGCTCGCCAATATGTAGCTTTGGAATTGGCTCGCGCTTGCAACCTTCCTGCCTATTTCGTAAGCGCTGAGATGACTAGCATGACTTATAGCAACTCAGTTTCAGAGCGCCGTTCACTTATCGATTTCTCAATGAAGCCAATTCTTACCGCCATTGAGCAACGTCTATCAATGCCAGATTTCGTATCATCAAGAGAAGAAGTCCGCTTCTCGCTCGATGAATTCCTTCGCACAGATGCGCTACAAAGAGCTCAAGTTTACGAGATTCTTAATCGCATTGGTGCAATGTCCGTAGAGCAAATTCAAGAAGAAGAGGATCTAATCGACAATGGAAATTAATTTTTCAATGAACGTAGTCGCTGCAGATAGCGACAAGCGCGAGATAACAGGCCGTGTCGTAACCTGGGGCGAAAAGGGTTATACATCAGCTGGTGAAACAGTATTCGAGCCTAACTCAATCGCCTTTGGCAAGAAGACCAAGCTTCTCTTAGAGCACGAGCGCACACGTCCGCTTGGCACTCTCAAGAGCTACGAAATTACACCAGAAGGCATCGATGCCGTGTTTCATGTCGCTCGCACATCAGCTGGTGAAGATGCATTGGTTGAGGCATCAACAGGTTTGCGCGATGGCTTCTCAGTAGGAGTCAAAGTCGATGCATGGGATAACAAAGAAGGAGTAATGCACATTACCGCTGCAAAGCTCATTGAAGTTTCGCTGGTTACAGATCCAGCGATTGATTCTGCTCGCGTTTCTGACGTAGCAGCATCAGAAAATACCGAGGAAGTTCCAACCGAGGAAGTTCCACTACCCGAAGGAGAAGGCCTAGTGTCTGAAACCGTTTCAGAGGCAACAACAACCGAAGCGGTTGAAGCCTCAAAGCCAGCAACAACTGTGAGCGCATCAGCTCCAGTTCAT